GTTGGTGAGAATCCTGTTGTACCAGCGGAGAATGATGATACTGCAGTAGTAGCTGGAACACCCAATGTGCGGGTTGATATGTTATTTGTGCCAGTTGCTGGGGCAGTTGTAAAGGTTAGCGTATTGCCAGATACTGTGTAGTTAGCTGGGTCTTGCACAACACCATTGATAGCAACTAAAAGAGAAGCTGAGTTAGCTGGATTAGTATTAAGTGTGAATACGGTTTGTGAGCCTGTACCGCTAAAGTCTTGCGATGTAATTGCGCTATATAAAGTTAAGGTTGAGAACGACTGAATCTCAATCAAATCACCAACAACTGCGCCAGTAGATAACACAACGGAAGTACCGTTAGTTGCAGTAAAGTCTGCATTTCCTAATTTAATACCATTACGATAGACCGATACAGTACCAACAACATAAGTAGTAGTAAATGTAGTTTGGCCTGCAGTAGCAGTAAAGTCAACAGTAACTAAGTTACCACCAGCGTTACCCCATGATGGAGGGTTGCTAGAACCTTGGGAAATAAGAACTTGACCTAACGAACCAGTCTGACCATTGATCGCAATAGAGCCAGACGTATTAATAGTCATAGCATCAGTTGCAGCGTTGTTAATCGTAAAGTGAATAGCGTTAGATGTACCGGTACCGATGGTTAAGTCTGTACTTTGTGAATACAAATACACCATGCTGGCAGCATTTAGAGGGCCAGTACCCGAATACATAGAACTATTAATACCAAAGTCACCATAGTTGGTGGTGGCTGTACCACCATCTGAACTAACAACATAGTCAGCAGAAGCTGCAGTTCCATTTAAGGAGTTCTGCAAAATCATTTGAGCGTAGCTATTTACGCTGGTTTGATAAGAAGTAAATATCCCAGTATCAGAATAACTTAATGTTCCATAGTTAAATGGTGCTTGGTTTGTTGAACCAGTAATTGATTTAGTAGTTGTTACCGAATTAAGTGATGCAGATGAGCCTGTGTAAATTGCAGTTTCAGCTGGGTAAGTAACAAATACAGTTAGGGTATTTGAAGTGCTAAAGCTAATCTTAGATGGCGCAGTACCTGCACTGTTTGCATATACGGTTGTACGGGATAAAGTATTAGGGCTTCCTGATGTAACAGTACCAACACCTACTTCCCACGTATACGCAGCGGGATCATAAATGGTGTAATAGGTCGTGTTTGTAGAACCAATCCCACTTACAAAAGATTGATAGCCGTTTACTGCACCAGCAAGATTAACCGAGCCAGTGCCAGTAGCTACGGTTCCAGTTTCTTGGACTCTATCTGCAACTACAAAAGTCATTTAAGACTCCTTAGCTAGTAGCAGTTGTCGAATATGTAACTGTTACGGTATCACCAGCGGTTGTTGTTTTAGCTACTGCAAATCCACCTGCGCTCCACAATGTACCTGTGGTTGAGCTGATTACGTTTGTAGCACCAGTACCTGTTACCAAGAAGCATCCAGCCACAATACCACCTGCACCAGTAATAGTGTAAGTAATAGCAGAAGCAGAGCTAGTAACAATATTTGAACCAGCGGTAGTTACGTTATTACCAGTAGCAGTTGCAAACACAGCTGTACCACGAACTGCGGAACCACCAACTGTGTAGTTAGTAAATTCAGTCCAGTCAGAGTGTGAAGCCATAGTATCTGTAGCTGAGTAACCAGTTGAGCTAGTAATCAAACCAAGGTATGGACCAACTAATGTGTAACCAGAAGCAGTGTACAAAAGAGTATTCATTGCAAGAATCTTACCTACTTGCATTACTTGGTTTTCAAAACCATCTTCCCATTTAACATTACCATCTTGGTCGCGGCAAACTACGTGGTAGTAACCATCTGATGCCAACGACTCTACAGCAGCGGCATTTGCTTGCAGCGTCATAATAGCGTTATCGCCATTTTGTCCTAGTTCTTTGTGCATAAAAACTCCTTAACTAAATCTAATAATGGCAGTTGTGGAACTAGCCGTTGGGAAAGTAACCGTAAATGTGGTCGTTGCTGTTTTATCGTTACCAAAATCTAGTACTGCAACCGCTGCATTTGTTGTGCCATTATAAATCAAAGCCCCTCTGCAGGTAAAGGTTGCGGGGTTCCAAGTTACGTTAGCAAACGAAATAAAGGCCGTTGAGGTGCCCGTAGTATAGGTAGGCACCTGATTAATAGTTAGCGCCTGCCCACCAGCCGTATAGCCCGTACCAACAACCTCATTAACCGATGTATAGGCTAGGGTTGTGTAGTCTAGGTTAGCGGCTGCTGTATATAGGGCAATTTTATAAGTGTATGGAGTCCCTGTTGCAAAGTTCTCTAAGCCACTTAGGCAGTTTTGCTTGAATATATTGCATTGACCTTGCTGGATTGTCATGTTTTAACCATAAGTTTAGTTTGACCATCGCGGTAGGCATCACCACGCTCCAAGCCATCGCCAAGGCGTTTAAGTTGAGCAACTGCCTCTTGGTATTTATCTTCGTAATATTTGACCAAATCGGCTTCGCCCTTCATAAAGAGCATAGCTTCCCGCATGGAGCCGTAAAATAGAACTGGGTCGTAGTTAGTACCAAGCCAGCTGGTGCCTGTAGGGTTATTAATTACATTTATTGTTAACTGGAACCCAGAACCCGAACCACCCAAATATGAGTTAGATACGGTCAATACGTCATTAGCAACATAAAAGTTACCGCCGTTTCTAATGCTTACGCTAGTAACGATCTGTCCAGCTACAGTGACATCTGCAGTAAAGCCAGCGCCTGAACCACCATTTAGGGGTACGTTAGTGTAGTAGCCATTAGTGTAGCCAAAGCCTGTATTAGTAATAGTAGAAACTGATGCCACGCCTTGCACAATAGATACTGGGTAGTAGTAATAGTGCATCTCAGCTTGATAAGACTGGTCTGGGGTTGGACCCATAATTAATGAGAGGCTATTGTGGTCTGTGTATTGTGGGCCAAATAACGCATAATACTTAGGAGTGCCTTGTGAATTAGGGCTTGGATAAGCTTCACGGATAAAGTTCACATCTTTGTTTAGTAAGTATGTGAAAGGCACTGTGGTGTAATCTGACGTATAAATAGCTACAGAATAGTTAGATAGCCAATCAGAAGGCAAAGATAAATACTGGTTTCCAGCCGTGAGTGTACCCGTCACGTTTTTACGCAACACAGGTATTTGTACGCTGTTATATATGCGGTCTTCAGCCTCTATAACAAAACGTGGGATGTTATTAACAAACAATGCCTCAGTGTTTTCACTATAGTCTTGAATTGCTTGCCACAACTGGGTGTAATTCATTGCCATAAAAGCCTTACGCTAAAGGACCATACGCCTTACGACCACGCTCTGCAGCGCCATTACCACGAGTTTCAACGCCAGGGCTTCTCTTCTTAGCAGTGCCGTAGCTTACGCCGTTTGGAACTGGATCTGTTAAGTCCGCTTCCCTTGCTGATTTCTCAGTTACATAAGTCTCAAATGGGCTTTCACCATCTTTAACAGAAGTACCATTCATAGCATAAACTTCAGCTGGTTTGGCATTCTTAGCATTGCCAGTTCTAATAGCAGGACTATTTTTAGTAGTTGCTGGAATATTTTTAGCCATGATTAACGACCTCTTTGATTAGCCGCACGAGCCAAGTTACGACCCATAGACTTATAGTTTTGGTTTAGTTTGCTTTTAGCGGCTTTTGGGCCGTTGTCAATTACTTTAGGACCGTCATTAGGGTAAACCTTTACATCGGTTTTGCCTTTACTAACTACGCGTCCGTCGCCTGCTTTTTTGTATGTCATGATTATTCCTAACTTGTTGATATTGTTACCGTACCCACCTGACAGGCTGCAATCAAATAATTAGCGGTTAATACCGTATCAAACTGACTTGCACCACCAACAGGATTCCAACCCCACTGAAACACCCTACTACCACCGGAAATATTGCCTAAATTATCAACTCCAGAAGCGTAGTAACTAATGTCCGGTCTTGGTTCCCTGACTGCCTGTGGGTCATTAACTGGATATAACCCTAATTGTAACTGAGGTTGGTCAGGATCCCAACATTCTTGACATACTTTTATATTGACCTGTTTGGTCTTGATGGTAAGCTTTTTAAGCTCCACCAATTTATACCTTTGACCGCAGCGATCACATTCCGCAATTGAATGTTTACCAGAAGCATACTTGGAGGGCATATTTTACCTCGCATAAAACAGATTCCTAGGCACAAAACGAATGCTTGCCTTTTCTCTGTCTTCTTGGGCGGCTAAGTCAAATTGTTGGTCATAATCTGCTTTTAACCCCATAACTCTTTGTGGGTCAACACCAGCAAGCTTAACACTTAACATGTAAGCAAGTCCAGCTACAAAGCAGTTAACAAATCTAAATGGGATATCGGCAATGTTAACACCACTGCCTGCGTCTTGAATACGGCGCATACGCCAATAAACGAGGGTATAAGTTGTTCCGCTAGCAGGAGTAGGCCAGATGTTCACACAAGGCAAATACTGGTTATAGACAACAGTTCCTACAGTATGGGTAGCTGCTGTGGTGCCATTTTGACCACGCCAACAGTTTTGCAATTGGTTTCCTACAATATTAGTGTAGGCAATAACTTCTGAGTCTAATTGAATAAAGCCTGTTGATCTTAGCCCTTGGGTAGAACTTAAAGTAATTGTTGTATCTGTAGCAGAAACCGCACTAGCTACTGTATAAGTGGTTGCATCAGCATTCCCAGACTGGCGGTTAACCCACATCTGAATAGGACGTCCCGTAGTTAACTTATTAGGGATAGTCGAGTAGGTAGATTCTGAAATGCGGCTTAAATTAATATCTTG